ACGTTTAAGATCAATGATAACTGACGCACGTTGTCCGATCATACGACAGTACTTCATCTGCCCATCATCGTTAGTGTGGGCGATAGTTACGATACCCACGTTTAACTCAGCAGATAGCTTCGATAGTCGAACCGATAGATCAGCCAGCATTTGCTCTTTGCTCTCATCTGATGAACCCACAAGCACATCTTGGATAGGCTCAAAGAATACAAACTTAACACCACAGGCTACAGCGAAGTAACGTATCTGGTCGATCAGGTCTTCTGCACCTTGACCATCACTAAGGTAGAACTGATAGAAGTTCTCATCCTTCGTTAGATCACCAATGGCTTTAACCACCTGATCCTCTGCGCCCTTCTCTTCGATCAAGTCCCTGCGTGTCAGATTGTCATTACACTGGTATGACACAAGACCTAACAAAGATCGTAGCTTGGTTTCCTCCAAGTGCCATGCTGCAATAGGAACCTCACGTTGTAACATATTGTACTCAAGGAACCGCATGATCTCCGTCTTGCCTATGCCTGTGGGTGCTTTGATTACCGTGAAGTGACCTTGCATGAGGCCAAGTATCTTATCGTCTAATGCTTGGATGCCTGTAGGTACATACTGATGCTCAGGTGTATCCTTGTACAACGACAAGAAGTCCTGTGTACTGTTCATCACATTCTCAGGTGTGAACTTACGAGCGTTCCACCATGCACTCTTGAAGTCTGCTGCCTTACCAGCCTGTAGGAACTCGTTAGCATCTTTGTATGGTCGATGGTCAACACGGTAGACTTTGTTGGGAAACAGCTTTGCTATACGGTCAGCAAGAGCATTACCAGCGTCATCATTATCAACCGACAGGATGATCTTCTCGAAACTACCTAGCCAATCCGCACAGTTCTCCCAGAGCTTCTTAGAGGGCGTAGCAGAGGGTAACGACACAACAGGGTTAGTGTACCCGCTCTTGAGTATTTGTGCCACTGAGAGAGCGTCTAGTTCACCCTCAGTGATCGTGACCATCTTGGAGCTACCTGCGGTAAAGAAGTTCATACCGAAGAGTTCATCACCCTTGAAACCAGACTTAGCGTAGAAACCCTTTTCATCTAGCTTACGAACTTTAATTCCCCCGCTGGGGTACACATACTCCTGACGATCACCATACGTTAGAACACCGAAGTCCTCCATCGTCTTGCTGTTAATGCCACGCATGTTAGTGTAGCTACCCTCACCAACGTCTTCTATACGCTTGGGGGTAAAGTTTGTTACATTCATATCATAATCCTTATTTCCACTGACGGGGTATCTGTCTTTAGCCCAATCAAACATTCGTTCTTTTGATGGGTATCCTCTGTCACAAGAGTGACACTTACCAAATCCATCGGTGTTCCAACTAAAGGCGTCAGAAGAGCCACATGACGGATACGGGCAAGGTTGTGATCCATGTTCGGACATACGGCCCTCCTTATTTAACGACAAGTTCTGGTAACTATAGTTATAACTAATGTTATATAACTACTAGAGTAAATAACTATAGTTAGTAACTAATGTAACCCCTACACTTACTTATAGGGATATATTTTGAGATGTTATTCATCACGAATTGTTACAGTACGAACTTTCTTAACTTTCGTAAAGCTGACTCCTCCCTACGAAATACCCAAGTCTGGTTGTTTCCAGTGACTTTAGCAACATCATCTTGTGTCATATCACCAAAATACCTCATTTCTATAACCTCCAGTTCCTCTGTCGTTAATTTTTCACGGGCAATCTTTATGACGTAACTTGCAAGCTCTTTAGCTTCATACCTAGAAACGTGCTCTCTGCTTGAAGCTCCGTATTCCTCACTGTACTGACCAGATGTTGACGACAAAATAACTTTAAGCCACTTGTGTCCAGTTTCAGACATATCACCTTTAGCTTTGTCGTTTATATCACGGGTAAGCCTACGAGTGATATTGTGTGCTGGTACTGCAACAGGTAAGATATCAATGTTTATGTAATCGTGCATACGTCTCTTAGCTTCCCTGTAAAGGTGCGCTGGATGAACATCCTCATTATCAGCAAGTATCTCGTAGCACTTTAGCACGCCCTCCTGAACTATATCATCACGATGCGAATGTGAGTTAAACCTGTTTGCCACACGCTCACACATTTCTAATATCTCAGACCCAGTTAAGCTCATACTCTATCTCCAAGTTTTCTAACTCTCGTTGTCTCTTTCGGATCAGGTACACAACCTCCTCGACTGTGACATCCTCAGACTTATCTAGCGCCCTAATGAGCTTCCTCATCTCTTCTTTGGTCATAGCTTGTCTTTACCCTCCAATTGATTGATGCGCATCTGTGAGTATCGTATGACCTTCTCAAGGTCTGTGATCTCGCTCTGCACTTCGTCCATGCCCTCGTATAGCTTGTATCCTGCACGACTGGCATACTTGATGATATTCCCACGCCAGAACTCAAAGCCATTCAGCATGATATATGTGATAGGCTCAATTTTCCACCGTGCGTAGTGCTTAGGCTCATTCACGATGTCTGCTGTATGTTCTGCCATTACGATCTCCTTAAAGTTCTCTTGTTCTGCTATTAAAGTTCGCCACTCACTGTTTATCATTACTCTTCCTCCAGACAGAAGCCACACCATGTGTCTCTACTTGCATTACCACAACTGACACACTTACGCCACTTGTTCTTTTCATCACGATCTTTAGCTGCCTTACGTTCTTCCTCAGTCATTGGTCTGATTTCGTCTGTCACGGATTACCTCCTCATACTTAAAGAACAACTGCTCAAACTTCCATTGGTATAGCTGCTGCATCCCCATCAGTACGTTCATCAGTTCATCCTGCGTAGGCTCACGTTCACCGTCACCAATCTGTCTGAATACAACTTGAAGGTCATCACACACATGCCAACAGTCCATAATCATTGGCTCTAAGTCGTACAGTTTAGACATCGCTCAGTGCCTCCCACGATACAGGAAATAGCTCAAGCATCTTATTGCTTACCATGTTAGCTACCATCCGTGTTTCTAGTTGTGTATCAGTCTTACAACGTAGGTTACACATATCAGAGAAGGCATCAAGGCTACCACTCCAATACCACTCAGTCATAGTGGACTGTGGCAGTACCATACGGGCTTGCTCAGGTGCTACTCCATCTTCAAGCAACTGTTCATAGGAAGCTAGGCAAATTATGTAAGGGTGAGTTATTACACTCGCTGAGTAAATCTCATCAAACTCCTGCAATCTAAGGTCTGCGTGTTCGACAAAACCTTCACTACCTTGTTTCTTGTCTTTGCTACGGCCTCTCCATTTACCTTTAGGTGGTTCATAGAACTCAGGCTCATCATCGACATACCTACGGCTGATCTCATTCCAACGTAGGAACTTATGCTTGACTAGCTGCCGTGCGACAAAGATCGGAGCCTTAACGTGGAAGGATGCAAAGCAGTGACCGAAAGGACTAATGTGCTTGTGACTAGCTAGATAACGGATTAGCTTATCATCCTTTGCCTTTAGTCTAGGTGGCCCCCACGCATCATCCTCCATCTCACTTGTCTTACCAAAGGATACCCGTGCAGCGTTAGCCACCGTCAAGTCTGTACCCATGTGGTCAATGTATGTTACTTCAATCATTTAGCTGTATCCCTATACATTCGATTGTCTCTTGCTTGTCGTTGACCATAACCGAAGCATCCCTCAGTGCAGACTCGCACATGGTCTCATTCTCATACGTCCCCAAGTGGTAGTACCTTACGCCCACCTCTGGGACGACGACAAACCATATTAGTATCCATGCTACATTCATCAGAAAGGCACCTCATTATTTCCATTGCGGGGGTCATTGAAGTATCCCTTTGCCAGATACGTCAGTCGTGGATCAAGCAGTTCCTCTAGCTCACGGATGATTGACTTAGGACGTATGCCCATCTCTTCCAAGTGTTGCTCAAGTGTCATGTTAAACATTCTCATTTCCCTTCGGGTGCTGTGTAAAAAACGTGTGTGCCAATGCGACCGTCTCGGTGGTAACTTTTGGCCCAATATGGTGACACATAGGTAGTATGATAGTGGGTAGAAGTCAAGCCTATGCGGTCACCTTTTAGCACTGACTTAGCTATAGTCTCAGCTATATCAATGGCTTGTCTATCGAAGACGTTGCTGTTGTACTTACGGTAGTCATCAGATTTTCCATCGTGGGTGAACGAGAACTGCTTACGCTGGAAGACAACGGCACAGATTTCGTCGGGCCAACGGGGTGATTCTACCCTAGTCATTACGACCTCAGCAACGGCCCTCTGTCCTTCCAGAGGTTCACTACGGCTCTCAAAGAAGACCGCTGCTGCAAGACACATCAGGGGGGTCATACGATCTCGTTACCCATACCAAAGATGTGACGACCACCAGCCTTGAGGGCCAGCACACGGTCAAGGCTGAAGCTCTTGTACTTGGGCTTCTCACCATCCTTACCCACGAACATGGGGATCAGGTTATGCTTCTTGAGTACGTCAGCAGCCTTACGACCACGCTCACCACCCACAAGGTATTTCTTGACGTTCAAGCGACCATTGTATGTACGCTCTTCGTTATCTTTGGTCAGGAACTTAACAGTGATGAACTCGTTAGCGTTCTCTGCCAGTACCATGCTTACCATGCGTGTATCTAGTGTCATGTCATTACTCCGATTTAGTGTTGATTACATATATAGGCGAATCAGTTAGTGATCTTAGTGTACTTGCATGTTTATCAGCTTGTGCCTTGGACATCAAGGGTAACTTTAGCTGCATCAAGATGCCATTTACTTCTGTTGATATTGCGAATTGTGTCATGCGTCTTCCTCTTTCTTAACTGGTGATCCTGACCAAGATTTAATCGACATCCAATTAAAGTGATATTCAGCTCCAACGTAATCCCATACGGCCCAATACTCTGCGGCCTCTCTGGATGTTTCATCCCACACCCATAAGCATGGAATATCTTTTATACGGATTTTGGTGGGCTGAGGCTTACCATGATGAAACATAATCTCGACATCAGCGTCAACCATAATGTGTGTGTAACGATCAAACTTAGCTTCTTCTGCATCTTGGAACAGTCCGTTTACTTTTGCCATTAGCGAATCTCCTTTGCTATATTCTCATACTCCACTAACTCAAGAAGATCGTCAAGTTTATTGTGGATGTCTTTCAGACTATCTTGCACACGATCCATGTCATGCTTTGCGTCAGTGAGATACTCGAACAGACTGTTGATCTTGTCTTGCTTAGTGACAGAGGTGTCATACTCAGGTGTGTGGTTCACGTTGATGCCACGATCAATGTCCATCTTATATTCACCTGCACGGGCTGACGCTTCATGTGCGTCTTGCATGATTGCCTTAAGCTCTGCTAAGATATTTTCCATTTGTCTTCTCCTTATTTCCACTGCGGGGGTAATTTAGAATCACCTTACATAATTCCCTCGGTGGGGTCAACAGAATTATTTCCACTGGTGGGGTGACTCTCATTTTCCACTGGAGGGGTCATTTTCCACTGGAGGGGGTACGGTCATTTTCCATCGGTGGGGGGTACATTCGTATATCCACATATTCTTATATTCGAATATCAATATATGTTTATATGTAAATATGCTTATATATGAATACTTGCATATGTATACAATGGTATGCGATGGTATACGACGGTATGCTAACGTATACGATGGTATGCAACGGTATGCGATTAACGTATACGATGGTATGCGATGGTATACCGAGTTTGTAACAATTTGTGATTTGACTCTTGCGCAAAAATAATGTGCGACAAAAATGCAACTGATTCGCACCTGCCGTCTCTTCCGTGTTTTGCGACCGCGATTCGAAAAATCTAGCCCTGAGTCATATAGTGTGGGGGACGTCAACCCCCCTTGTGACGCTTTGGATTTATTCTTTCGGTGTGAGCTCATATTTTGATGTGAGCAAATTCTGCATCATCATTGCCGCAATCATCGCCGTTGAGTCGTTTGTTGCTTTCAACCATTCCATCAATTCGTCCATTGATTCGGGGGTGTGAAATAATCCATTCATTTGCTGTATCCTTCTAATCAGCGTTTCGATAACTCTTTATTGCATACGATTCGCCATAGGTCAAGCCCTAACTTTTTTGCATTTTGTACATTTTAGGGCTTGCGAATCGTTTTAGTATAGCGCATAAAGATTGCACAAGTTAACACTGATATAAGGAACGACAAAATGACACCAGAACAAACAATCATCAAAGGTCTTGACGATCAAGCGATTGCCCGAGTCTATACCCGTAAACGCAAAGCCGTTAATAAGGCCGCGACAATAACCGAAAGACTCGCCGTTATTCTTGCCAAGTTAACTGGCATTTTGTATTTCGGTTTTTTGTGCTTTTGCTTAGGGTACTTTTCAACGCTATACTTTGACGGACTCTTGTTTGAGATTCCCGGTCTTGTGTCATATTGGATTGATTTTGGGAGGACTCAATAATGAATCGCTCTTTCATCATATATAACGGCCCAAGCCTAATTGACGGGTCGCCCATTGTCGCAATCGCACAAGTAAAGTCTGGCAATCGCAAAACTGGCGATATGGTGCAAACTTGGATCTTGCGCAGCGATATTGACCCTATCACGGCGAGTCGGACTGGCGCGGATACCGCTATTTGTGGCGATTGCCCCCACAAGGGAAAGCCCAGCGATAAGTCAACAGGCTGGGCGCAAGACCGCACATGTTACGTTAACTTACTATTTGCACCCAATGGCGTATACAAAGCCTATAAGCGCGGCGCATACGATACCGCACAAGGTCACGGCGCTATTGCTGCAATAGGTAACAAGCGCGGCGTTCGCTTGGGCAGCTATGGCGACCCCGCCGCCGTTCCGTCCTATATATGGGATTCACTAATTCACGCCGCCGATTATGTTACCGCATATACGCATAACCCTATCAATCCTATGCCTCATAAGATCATGACAAGCGCAGACAATGCAGCACAAGCGCAAGAGGCATGGGACAAAGGTGAGCGCACATTTCGCGTCGTCAGTGACCTTGCCCAGATTATCAAAGGTAAAGAGGTCTTATGTCCAGCAAGTGATGAGGCCGGCAATCGTGCCACCTGCGCGACCTGCAAGCTATGCGGCGGCAATAGCGTGAAAGCAAAATCAGTGGCAATCGTGGCGCATGGCGCGAGTAAACGTAAAGCAAAGGAACTAGTACAATGAGGAAAGTAATCCAGCACAAGACCAACAAACATGACAGACTCGAATTTGAATATCGTAATCTGGTCTTCCGTAAGGACTCTGACAAGTGGCATTGCTATTATGTTTACGATTGCCCAAATGCTTGCCAGATTCACGCCGCCGAATTGACAATCGACAAGCCACACTTGGACTTCATGCCTGTATTTTGGCGCTTGGATGTTCACACTTATGAGGTGTTAGATACAGAATAGACTCCAGACTCCTCCCAAGTCTTAAACTGGCGTCCCTTCGGGGGCGTCTTTTTTGTGTCGTGCCAATCGTTTATCAAGTGTTACAACATAACATAACGCAAGAATGGGGTATCATGTTACCATCCGAATCACTTGCGTGGTGTGGGCGCAGCGCTTATCCTCTGTCAAGTTTTTCTTTCGTTTGATCACGAATTGTTACAGTTTTGCACGTTTGTGTAACATTTGATCACATTTTCGTTGGGGCCCCTTGACATTACGAGCGAATCATTTGCGTGGGCCCGTTAACGACACCTGAATCCAAAACAAAAAATTACTTTCGTACACCTGCGACATAATGTCACTACCCCCACAAGGTTCAAGCGAATGTTGGAAAAACGACAAAACCAATGAAACTTTCTTTCGTTGTAAAACAGTCGCTTGTAAAATAGTTGAAAAAAGTATGTATAAAATTCTCAAAAGGGTCACTATAGTATATTGAGAGAGTAACTTAAGTTATCACATAAATTATTATCACTACGATTTATACTACTAGGTCATAGAGCATAAGTTATAACTATAGTTACCACTATCTCTTATTCCCTACTAGCCAAACCAAGAAGTGTGTCTTCAAGTTATAACTATAGTTACAGAGTTCTTGCCGATGGGCTAGTGAGGAATATCGACTACCCACTTAAGTTACCCCTAATCTTGTCGTTAATAGCCCGTAGGGCGGAGACTATCGTTATGATCGCAGCATTACCCTACAGTAAGTTAGTAGAGAAGCACATCTTGGAATGTATCCAAGGTGGCATAGGTATTCGTCAAATGATTGCCTCAATGCAGCACCTACAGGATGCACCAAAGTCTTTATCTACCATGTACAAAATCTATGGGTCGTTCATTGAGATGGAACGAGCGAAGATCAATGGTGCTGTCGGTAAGAGGGTCATAGACCAAGCCTTAGATGGTGACTTTAAATCACAA